CCGGGATCAGACCACCCTGCTGCCCTGCTGTTGATCAGTATAGCGGACCTTCGTCCGGAACATACAGATTCCCAAGATTTTTTTTTACAGCGATGCTCTTACTGATACAAGGACCGATCAGGCTAACTTGGGCTTCTTCGAAGAGTAATACGAGCGCACAATCTTCCCACGCTTAAAGAAGACACCGCCCCACACTCCATACCCGTCACGCTGCGACATACCATACTCCATGCACTCCTTAGACACCGGACAGCTTTCGCATACCGCAATAATATCCTTCTTCTCCTTAGCAGTCATGAGCTCGAAATCCTCGAAAAACAAAGAAGTATCAAGACCCTTTTCTTTGCAAAGAGCTTTACTTAAATCATTCTTATTCATATTACTCCTAGATAATTTGAAGCCAGTCTTTTATATCTTCCGGAACTGCCCTCTCTTTATTCGAAGACTTCCCGGACGAACCAATAATTGTTTTAGATGCCCCATCAGCATCGTAAGATGTTAATACATCGTAATCAACTTCCTGCAAAATTTCAATATCAATCTCAAAATCTGAAGAAAGATTTGACACACACATGAAAGTCGCACCAGCAACAGAGTCTGCCAAGTCCTTCGACCCGGTAGTTGGATGGTCAACCTTAGTGTTATTAATAAGCTTGAGCTTTAAAAGCTCATCTTCAACGAGAATCTCATTCCAATAGCCACGCAATCTGCCATCATAGATAGCAGTAGATAACGTGTCATAATCTTTCTTCGCAACCGTATGAAGATCTGCATTGATATTCAATGCACGAAGAGATTGGATCATATCAGCACTATTCCACTGATCAAACGTCACAGAGACGACTGTGAAGCGTCTAGTGAGCTCTGTAATAGTAGAGCGGATAGCAGCAAAAGGAATCTCGGAGTTGTCTTCAGCCTTCCAAGATTGGATGTAATCCATCTCAACAACAGGAAGATTTTCTATACCACCAAGAGTTTTAATTTGCTTAAATCCAGGCGAATGAACCATACAAATAGCCGCACGATCTCGCTTAAGACCTAAATCCACATGAATATATCTCGGATGCTCATCACTACCAGTAAACCATTCTCTAAACCTTCCCTCTTCATCAATCGGAGGTTGCTTAAATCTAAAGGCAGTACGAACAGATTCAGGATCTCTAAAGTAGGCGTCTACCATCTCAGGAGGTTCACACATGAACCTAGCGCGCGCCATAATAGGATCACGCCGGAACTCATTCTCAAACTCTTCCTTATGCCTAGTTGGATTAACTTCCCAAGTAGCAGCCTTCAAAGCCCAAGATTGAGCCTCGCGATATCCACCACGATTACCAAACTTCTCATCAAGAAGAACTCCACCTTGCTCAGCTAAATCGTCAAGAACCGACTTATACCTTTGCTGAATGAAGTCACCTTTGAAACGAGGGAAGGAAAGAAGAACAACCTTTCCAACGCTCGGAAAGCGCGATGTAATAGACGCTCTAGCCATCTCGTAAATCTCGGAGGCAGAACCCTTGTTTCTCAACTGGCCTTTAAGCTCAACATCAGTCTTGAAGGCAGAGATTTCATCTAGAACAACTGTGAGAACTTCGTAACCCTCCCAGCCTTCAGCCTCAGAGTGACCTGAGAACATTCGGACAGGACGATCAAACCAAAAGATTTCTTGAACACGCGGCTCAAAGCCGACATCATTAGCCCAAGGAGATGCAAGCAGAAGATTCTTCAAAGGATCAAAGAAAACCTGCTGGGCCTGCTTAGCATTTACAGCTAAGTTAACCAAGTCGATATAAACACCGGCAGCCTTACCAAAATACTCAAGAGGATCACGAAGACAATGAAGAAGATAGCTGATATAAGCAAGCGAAACTCTAGAGACGTGATCCTTACCTGATCCCTTGCCCAACTGACAAATAACTTCGTTGACTGTGTATCTATTATAGTAATCAATCCCTTCTTGCTCCCCCATCAAAACGGAAAGAGTCTCTGGTTTAAAAATTTGCGTGATATGCCTAGCAATCTCAACCTGAATATCACTCAGGGGAGGAAGGCCCAAATACTTCTTATCTGTAACAAATCTCTGAATAGGGACAGGCTCTTCGTTAAGATCTTCGTTCTTCAGAAGTCTATCGAAATCATCAAAATCTAAATTAGCCCCATAAAAATCTTCACCCATTAGTCTTCTTCTTTCCTATATATCGAATTACCTTCCCGACAATACCAATGGGATCATATTCACGCAAAAAATTTGGAGCACCAAGATGCTTAACTAAAATCAAAATAACAAGCCAAATAGGCCAGCGAGCAAAGGGATGCTCAACGCCACGCCAGCAACCATCAGAAAATGTTTCGTATCTAACACTAGAACTCCTAGATTTATTAATATCATTCAGGGCAATCGCTACAACATCATAGATGAGAATATAAGCGGCGAGCAAACCCCAAGCGAAAGTAGAGCGCTTGGGGAAGCTATTCCTCAATAATCTCTGCGTCTTCGATGTCAACGTCTTCACCGGATTCCTTATTAGGATCGAAATCCTCGGAATTCATAATGCTGAACGCTTCCTGCAAAGCAAGTCTAGCCTTTGGCTTACAAACTTCGCAGTCAGCGACAATATCTTTGATAACCTTAGAGATCATCTGATTTACTGTCTCAGCTTTTTGCATTCGGGCGATGTATTCGCCATCAGTTTTAGTTCCACCCATAAGCTGATGTAACTGGGCTTTCTTTGTAGCAACATCAAGACATAACTTGAGGGCTTGATTTCTACCTGAAACCATTCCCTCTCTAGTCGCAATCTCAACAGTCTCCCAAGACTCCTTCGATATCTCATCGAACTCAGCAAGAGCCTTGATTGTATTAAACTGAACCTTCTCCAAGAAATAAGGATCATCTTCCGCGCGATCTTCCAAGAAAGACTTGTACTGAGCCACATAATCCCTCACAGTATTAGGAGAGATATGTTCAAGCTCAGCAATATCAGCAACAGGATAACCCTTAAGGCTGAGCAGACCTACCTGCTCAACCTTCTTGGCTTTATCAAAAATTGTTTCAGCTTTTTCTAGACTATCAGCCATACGACAATTATACCATATTAATCACTGATTGAATCCAAAATGTCTGTATCCTCAATGATCTCGATGTCAGAAGAATCATCCTTCTTGCCTCTTACTCTAGGCTTAGAGGAGGCCCTACGACTAACAACAGCAGCAGCCTCTGTATCATCTTCAGGAAGAACAGAACTAAGTTTCTCAATCACATGGCGAAACTCAGTTGTCAAGATGACAAGAATCTTCTCAACCATCTCCTCATCATACGATGAACCAATCATATATTTATTCAAAAGCTTCTTCGCATTGTCATACGAACCGAACTTAACAAGCTCACGTTCGACTAACCTAAAAGCATCTTTTGTTGTATTAGACATATCTCTCCGTTGACTTCCCCCCACCGGGGCTTTGGTTTAATGGTAGCATACGCTCTAGGCGCCGGATACAGGTTTTTTTAGCGGTTCTTCTTGCGTGCCTTCGCCATAGCTCGCATACGCTCTTCTCTTTCACGATTTGGTCTTTTGCCCATAGCTGAAGCTTTCTTAGCTCCACGAACATTAGCTCCAATCTTACGGCCCTTACCTCTGAACTTTAAAAGATCAAACTTTACAAGCCAGTTATATACTGCCTGACTTGTAATGCGAATATTATACCTCTTCTCCAAGAGTTCGCAGATATCCTTGAGATTCATGCGCTTCTTCACATAATGATGATAAAGCCACTCTCTGTCCTTATAAGGTTCAAGAGCCATCAGACGCCCCCCTATTAACAAAATCAAGGCCATAAAGACCGATCCCAATAGCATCGCAAATATCATTATCTACAACATGATCGATGCCAGAAATCTTTTCATGAACTATACGAATAGTTCTCTGCTTCCTTTCAGAAGCAGCTTTCTTCTTCGCTTCCTTCTCGCCAATTTCTCTGTTCCATCGATCCTTGTCAGCCTTACTTACATTCTTGTAACCAATAAAGCTTTTCCAGTTTGCAATCGGCACTTCCGACACATTATCGCAAAAATGAATACAAGTGCCAAGAACGTGCCCCGATATCTGAGACAGAACCCTGCTAGTTGCAGGATTCTGAATATAAATAGGCTGCTCAACAAAAACATAATCAATATCATACTTAGAAAAAAAGATAGGAAAAAATTCAGATATAATCCTGAGCTTCACATTCATCTCTAAATTATTGAGCCTGAGCTTAGATGTCTCTCTCAGATACGTGCAATCTTTCTGCTGATCGAAGATCGATATCGCTATAGACGTAGAAGAAGCATCGACAGCCATAATAGTACAAGGGACGGGATCTTTGTGTTTCAGCATATTAACGATTCTCATTAATAAGACCAATCCTCTATTAATTTATCCCGATCCCATCCCCAAGAGCTTAGTCTATCGATAAGCCGATTGGTCTTACAAGCCTCACAAATATCTTCCTCATTATACATTGACAAAAAAGTTGCGCACTTATCATTCTTACAGACTCTCTTCTTGTCTGCCCGGCGCTCTTTTTTCTCATAATATCTATCAAGAACATTTTTATTTGTTACTACTTTTCGACAATCTGTACTACAATAAATAGCGTTGTGAACCTGAGGCTCAAATACTTCCTGACACTTCGGATTTGCGCAAATCTTCGGTTCTAAGTCCACTGATCATGAGTCCTTCTTCCTTAAGTTAACCGGAATGCCATTCTCTTGATCGGACCAACAATGGGTAAAAGCGTCACATCTACTGCAGTTTTGAGACTCTTTTTTGTAGGGCCTTTCTGGAATATTACCGTCCTTAAAGACTTTAAATATTTTAGCATACTTATTCATGGTTGTCTCAATAAACTTATCATCACGCTTTACGAGAAGCGGAAGAATAGCCGAATCGTTCTTACAGTAGTAAAAAAGAAATCCTGAATCATGATTCTGAGAAAGAAGGTAGAACTGAATCTGACGATAATGCTCGTCCTTAGGTTTATGATAAGCCTTACGATAAGCAAACCCAGCCTCATTAATAGACTTACACTCAACAACCTTCTCCCCATCCCAATCGATAATAAAGTCGATATAACCACGGACGGGAGCCGGATCGTGAATATTCATCTCAACCTGAGAATCAACAAGAATGCCCAGATCAGTAAACATCTGACCGACAGCATCCTCAATCCTATTGCCTAGATCAAAAAGTCTCCTTGTTTGACCAAGAAAGGATATCTCTTGCTGATAACCACGAAAGCGATACACCGCATAACGAGGACACTGATTAGTACTAGAGGGCGCAAAGCTATTGCTCTGCTTCCAGAAACTGCCATTAGAGGCTTCAAGGTTACTTGAAATAGCATCAACCAAAGACTTCTCAAGATTGAGATTATCCTCAGGAGTCAC